GATGAATACCTGAGTATAAATTTTCATAAGAACCATATTTTTCTAACATTACCTTATCAAAAGTTCTTTGAGTCATTGGCCATTCTGATTGAATATTCAGAATGTTATTTGAAAGAAGAACAACCCAATCTAAAGTCTCATCATTATAAAACTTGTAAGCAACATTATCAGGTCTTTCATCACCAATAATTTGATATTTTTCAAAGAACTGTAGGTTTCCAAAAATATCATCACGAAGTTTTCCACGTTTGAATAGATTCTTAACTGGAATATATTCTGAGATGTATTTGTCTCCTGGATTTCTGGAGATATACTCAAAATTAGGAACTTGTCTGAAGTATGGTTTAGTCATTTTTAGAATTCGATTTGATCTGGATTAGTATAATCTCTACTATAAACTGGTTCAAGTTCTTGAAACTGTAAACTTAAGGTATAAGAAACCATTGTTCCTTCCGGATAAGTCATATAAGTTCCATTTGGTGTATAATCAACAGAACAATTTGTAAGAGCACATTCTTTTATTTTGTTTAGACCCGGATGAGGACTTGATGTTCCGTATTGATATTCTATTTTGAAAATATTTGGTGCTTTTATGAAGAGTCCTTGATCTCCAACTATTGGAGCCATATTCTTTTTAAAATATCTTATGATTTTTTTTACTATCTTTGCTTCTTCTAAACTTCTTGGAGAAAGTTTAAAAGTAAAATTGAAAGGTCTTAATTGAGGACCTTGGAAGAGAAGTTCTAGGTTTGAATTAAGAACTTGTCCGTTTAATCTTGAGAGAAGATTGTTAACACCAACTGCCTGTCCTGCAAGATAAGTTCTCACTGCTTGTGCTGTCGCATCTTTTTTGAGTGTTACCATTGCTTCCTGAAACTTTTTACCAACTTCTCCTGCTAAATCTTGCATATTTGGATTCTCCATTATTGCTAAAGATAACTGAACTGCTTTTAGTTCAATCGGATTCAAAGTATCTGGTTCCCATCCAACTGCATTTTGGTCTGTAATAGATGCTTGAATTGGTAAAAATACAGCAACATCTGCATTATTATATTTTGGTTTAATTGTCTCAAAACTTTTTGATGTATTATCTGGTAATGCTTTAGATGCATAAGTTAATGCTTGAAACATAATCCTATCTTGATCAGGTTTCATTTTAAGTGGATAAATTAGAGGTCCACTTGACGCACCTGTATTTTGATTTGGAGGTGAGGTTGGTGTTGAGGTTCCTGGTGTTCCTGGTTGATTTGGATCTGGAGTATTTGGAATTGTTCCTAATGTAGAGTTTACGGAATTTGTTATTGTAGAATTATATGTTCCTTGTGCTAGATTATTTTTAAATTCTTGAGAAGAAAATGTAGATGGAACAATCTTTCCATTTATATAATCAGCATAAATTGTCTTTGTACCATCTACCCGATAGATGGCAGCATTATTTTTATCAATAACATCTGTTACATACCTTCCTTGTGTATTTGGAAGAAGGTATTGCTGCGACTCAGCCATTTATAGGAGTTTTTATTTATTTAGACGGAATTTTCCATACTGTAATGAAATCAATTCATCCAACTCATTATACTTAACAACGTGAAGTTTTCCTGCAACTTCATTCCAAGTATAATTTCTATATTTTCTCCAGTGAAAGTTCATTCCCCTAAATCCCCATTTTTGAATTTCAGTGCAAGCAATCAGTGGATGTTGATCGTATTCTATATCTGGAGTTTTGGGATTATAAACAAAGGTGTAAAATTTTCCTACTTCTGGATATAATGCTTCTTCTTTAAAAATATCCATAATAATAATCATCATATCTTCAGAATCAGTTACTCCTTCTCTACTAATTCTTCTTAAAAGTTCTTTAACTCTTGCAGTGGTTGTTCCTTTTTCTACATACTGACCGAAACCTTCTGCCATCAGTTAAACAACTCCTCTTCTGTGATGACTTTGAATTCTAACATTCTATCTGCACACCATTCTTGTGCTGCTTTCCACTTTGCTTGATTAACTGCATAAGTTTTGCATTCATACAAATATGATTTGGTCACTCTTGATTTTTGTTTTGGTGGAACTGTTTGTTTTTTTGGTTTCACCTCAATTACATAAGTCTTTATCTTTCCAGATTGTTCTTTAACTTTAATTAAGTAATCTGGAAAATAACGATGTGGTCTACCATCCACAGGAGACACATAACCTATACAAAATTCTTCCGATGCCCAAGATATAATGCTTGGATTATGGTCACAGTAATAACAAAATTTGCGTTCCCAACTGCTTCTGCAAATGATGTTATTTGCATCACCTTTGTATTTTTCTGGATTGGATGGTTTGTAGATACTCTTAAGACTTTCCGCCATTTCCAGCATACATAATATATCAGTAAAAGTATTTATAGATGGCCATTGCTCCGGGACAACCAGGATCTCCAGGAAATCCTTTGCCTCTTCCTGTTATTCCAAGTAATACACAACCAGCACCTGGAGTTCCTCAAGTTCCATCTCAAACTACATCTGGAACAGGAACGAGTCCTGGTAATGGAACACCAACACAACCAGGTCAATCTTCGCAAGGAGCTCCAGCGCCTGGTATCGTTAAAAACTTTGAAATTAAACAAAAATTACTAAGACCTTCATTAACTTCTCATTTCCAATGTTGGTTTAATCCTCCCGCTGCAGTAAGAGGTAGTCAAGCAAATCAATATTACTTAGATGGAGGTGAATTAATTTCTTTGCTTTGTTCTGAAGCATCTTTGCCTGGATCGTCTATCATTACTAATGAAATAAATGATGATTATACTGGTGTTACTGAAAGACCTGGATATCGTAGGCAATATGATGATCGCGTAGATTTTACTTTCTACGTAGATCATGGAAGACAAAATGGAAGTTATAATGTAATTATGTTTTTTGAGGAGTGGATGAGGTATGCAATGGGAGAAACTAATTATGCTCCAGATTCAAATTATCATTACAGAGTAAATTTTCCTGATGGTGATACTGGAGAATCTAGGACTGGATATAGAACAGAAATATTTTTACAAAAATTTGAAAGAGACTTTGCTGGAAATTATATGGAATATGTTTTTGTTCAGGCATATCCAATTAGCATTTCTTCAATGCCAGTTTCTTATGATTCTTCAGAATTATTAAAATGTACAGTTTCTTTTACCTATAATCGTTATATTGTAACAAGAAAGCAGAATACTTCTCAAGCAGAACCTTCGCAACCTACAGCAACTGGAGTTCCTACACCACTAAACGCAAATCCAATAGAAGGACAGATAGGAGATTTTTATACCGGTCCTGGGGATGTATTGCTTACTCCAGTTCTTACTCCGGAAGAAGGTGGATTTGTAGTTTAAATTGATAGAATAAATAATCACACTGAAGTTTCTATAGGACATTATGCCATTACCTAAGATTTCTACACCAACTTATGAACTTGAGTTGCCATCAACAGAACAAAAAATTAAATACAGACCTTTTCTTGTAAAAGAAGAAAAACTATTAGTGATTGCATTAGAATCAGAGGACACAAAACAGATTACTAATGCGATTAAGACTGTCATTAAAAACTGTATTGAGACGAAAGGAGTTAAAGTAGAGACACTTCCGACGTTTGATATTGAATATCTTTTCCTAAACATTCGCGGAAAGTCTGTTGGAGAAGAAATCGAAGTTAATATTATCTGTCCTGATGATGGTGAAACACAAGTTCCTGTAAATATTAATGTGGATGATATTCAAGTTCAAAAAAATCCAAAACATAACAAACATATTAAAGTTGATGATTCTATTACGATGGAAATGAAATATCCATCATTAGATCAGTTTATTAAGAGTAACTTTGATTTTTCTGCAGATAATACAATGGAGCAATCATTCGAATTGATTGCATCTTGTATTGATAAAATTTATACTGAAGATGAAGTTTGGTCTACTGCAGATGTAACTAAGAAAGAATTGATGGAATTTCTAGACCAGATGAATTCTTCTCAATTCAAAGAAATTGAGAAGTTCTTTGAAACGATGCCAAAACTTTCTCACACAATTAAAGTGAAAAATCCAGTAACTGAGGTTGAAAGTGAAGTTACGCTGGAGGGACTCTCAAGTTTTTTCGCATAGGGATGAGTCATATGGACCTGGAGAATTACTTCAGGTTAAATTTTTCTCTGATGCAGTATCATAAATATTCATTAACAGAGATTGAAAATATGATTCCCTGGGAGAGAGACGTTTATGTTGGTCTCCTTAAGAATCATCTAGAGGAAGAGGAATTCAAGCAACAACAACAGCGTTAAAATGAACTCAGTATCAGAAAAAATCGATGAGAGAATTCTAAGATTACTGGGTCTTGACGATGTTTTCGACCTTGATTATGATACTTATATGACGCTTCTTAAGGAAGCAATTGTTACTGGATCAAATAAGTTACCTGAAGAAGAACTTGCAATACTTGCGAATGAAAGAAAAAGAGTAAGAGGAAAGAAGGGTAGATTTACACCAAAGAAAGAAAAGATAACAGCGGATAAAGTAGCAACAACAAAACTACTTAAGGGAACTAAAGTATCTAAAAAAACTTTAGCACTTTCTTCTACAATTTCAAAACCAGATATACAACAACAAGATTTAACTGGAATTGGAAAACCACTTGAATCTATTTCTAAAACACTAGCAACACTTTTAAAGTTTAGTAAAAAGACCAGCGAAGAGGAAAGAAGAGATAAAGAGACTCAAAAGAGAACCAAAAGAGAAGAAGGTCTTGAAGGTTTTAAGAAAGGTATTTCTATGGTTTCAAGTGCGGCAAAAAAAATGCTTGCACCTTTTCAGAGTATCATAGATCGTATTTGGAAATTTATATTCTTTACTTTATTGGGAAGAGCATTCACTCAACTGATGGGGTGGTTGGGGGATCCAAAAAATAAGAGAAAGATAGAAGTTCTTGGTAGGTTCTTGAAAGATTGGTGGCCTACTTTATTAGGTGCTGCTGTTTTATTCTTTACTCCTTTTGGTAAATTTGTTAGAGGAACTTTAAAGATAGTAGGATTTTTTGCTGGCAAATTAGTTAAAGCAATACCTCAAATTGCAAAGGCAGTTGCTGGACTTGGGAGATTTGCTGTTGGGCATCCTTTATTGACTATTGGACTTGCTACCGGACTTGCAACTGGTGCTGCTGAAATGAGAAGACAAGGAGAGGAGAAAAAGCAAGTTGAAAGTGAAGCAAAAAAACGTGGAGTAAAACCAGAAACTGTAAAGATAGAACTAGAACAAGCAAAAAGATCTCCTTTTGCAATGTTTGGTGAAGCAATGCAAAATATTGGAGGATTTGTTTCAGGTGGATCTATACCAAGTTTAGGAAATGGATATAGTGGAATAGACGGCAGCACAGGTCAAAAAGTATCTGGATTTGGACCAGATACTCAAATGATTGTTGCTCAACCCGGTGAAGTTGTAATGAACAAAAAAGCAGTAAATGCTATTGGTGCAGATACTTTGCTTGGTTGGAATAGACATTATGGTGGTCCTGGTGCAAATAAACCAAAAATGGGACGAATGTTTAATACTGGTGGTATGGTTGGAAATAATAAAGCACCACAATTTCCAAAGATTAGTTCTTCGGATTACAATACACTTTTAGCAATATCAGCAATAGAAGATGATAAGGCTCAGGGTAGAGCAGATGTTGCACAATCTTTATATAATCGTTTACATGCAGCATCAAATTATGGAGTTAACTTTAATCAAACTTCAAACTCTCTAAAGGATTTGATTACTGCAGCAGATCAATTTGAACCAACTTTTTCAAACAGAAATGATTGGATGAATATTTCTGATAGAAATAGTGCAGCAATTGCAATCATGAACTCAAAGAAGGGTAAAAAATTTAAATGGTCCTTTAAGGAGGCAATGAATCAACTTAATGCTACAGAGAAGGCATTAAAAAATCCTAGATATCAAGCACAATCACAGAAACATGTTGGCGGAAGAGCATATTTTCAAGGTACTTCAGAACAAAAAAGTATGAAACCGGGAGATGTTTTAAGAGACCCTACATCAAACTTTTTCTCTCCTTGGTATTTGGAAGGATCAAAATATGATAAAGAAAGAAGAAATATTGCTGCACCTATTCCTTCATCTTTACTACCAAAACAACAAACAAAACCAAAGGCAAAGACAAAACCGATGGGATTTTGGGAAACTTTTGGATCTATTATGCCAACTTCTTTACCATTTTTTGGAGGTGGATTGGTTAAAGAGAATACAGGAATGAATATTTCAGGAGCAACTGCAGATAGACAATCTATTTTGGCACAACCAGGAGAATACATTCTTCCTGTTGATACTGTAAATCGTTTAGGTGTATCAGTTATTGATCGTTTAGTTGCTATGACTGATAGCAACTCAAATGCATATCTAGGGAAAGGAACTATAACAAGACCAAAAATTACTCCACTTAGAAGAGGTCAAAGTGAAATGATGACTCTTCCTCCAATTACTCAATCAGCATCTGGTGGAAGTGTTGGCGGTGGTTCTGCTGCTGGTTCTAAAGTTCCTGCATTTTCTACATCTTCTCCAAGTGGTGGTGCTGAAAGATCTATGAATGCTGGTATCTATGGGATTGTAGGATAATGGCAGTTAATACTCAAAAACTTTTACCATCAGCAAAAGGATCACCGCTTGCAAAGATAAGTGCTGCTAAAATAGTTCCTGCTATTTCGATTAAGAAAAAAAGTATCGATACTCAAAAATTATTAGGTCCTAAAAAAGATGAACCAGGACAGATTGTAAAAACACTAACAGACATTGATGTTCGTTTAAAACTTTTATTAAAGGAAGAACAGAAGCAACAAAGTCAAAAAAGAAAGCAAAAAGAAAAAGCAGAATTTGAAAAACAAGAAAAAAAATTAGAGGCACCTAAAGAAGCAAAGAAATTTAATCTTCCAAAACTTTCAATTCCTGGTGCAAGTTTTCTAGATCGGATTAAAAGATTTTTATTCTTTACTGCTCTTGGTTGGTTATTTACTAAGTTCCAGGATCAACTTCCAAAACTAGTTGGTGTTGTTAAGATTATAACACAAGTTTATGGAGTTGCTGAAAATATTTTTAAGTTCTTGTTGGAATCTTTTGTTAATTTAATTGATCGCGGATATCAAGCATATGATAAAATTAGAGGACTTGCAAAAAGTATTGGTGGAGAAAAGGCACAACAAGAGTTTGATAACTTATCTGGTAAGTTAAATGAGTATATTAATTATGCTTTGATTGGTGGAATGGCACTGACTGGTG